AAAGATTAAAGGAATATGAAAAAGAAACAGAATAAGTCTATTTGGGGCAAAAACGCCTCATATAGTGCAAGTTATGCTGGAAAGCATGCTTATGCTTGGGTATTTACGTTACGAGGTTTTAAGGGTATTAATTATGAAATAAAAAAACAGGAGGGTACATGATCCACATTGGAATAGATGCTGGTGTTAATGGAGGTATAGCCATATTAGATAATGGGCATATAGAAACGCATAACTGTCCAGATACTGTAAAAGACATGTCAGATATTATAAAGCTGGCTAAATGGGACTGTTTAAACATGTTCTGTATCATTGAAAAGGTACACTCTATGCCTAAACAGGGAGTACGATCTGTATGGACATTTGGGAAGAACTATGGCGAATGGCTTGGTATATTAGCGGCACATGAAGTACCCTACAGGGAAGTACCTCCACAGACATGGATGAAGTTCTATGGAGCTATGCCAAAGGACAGGAAGAAGAGGAAGGCACACTTAAAGCATTTAGCACAGTCATTGTATCCTACAGAGAAAGTAACGTTAAAGACAGCAGATGCTATCCTATTGGCTAATTGGTGCAGACAGGTAGCACCAGACCTTAGTGAATCAGAGTTATCTACAGGCTTTGTACATAAGGCATTAAAAGATGAGTGATGATGAGGGCATACAATGGGTTATAGATAAGCTAAACGTTAGGTATGGCCAGCCTTATCATGTAAAGAAGAAGTACAACAGCAATCATTATGTAAAGGAGGCCAGAAGGTTAAAGCTGTGTCCTAACTGTGATCAGGTCTGGGAGATAGGACACACAGGTACAGTAAGAAGATATGATCATTTACCTACTTATGGACTTAACAGGGTTGTATGTACATTCTGTAAAAGGATATTAAATGACAAAGATGAAGAGGAATAGTTATCCACAATGTTATCAACAGCCTTACAAATAGATTTAAATAGCCTTAAAGATAACTTTATGATACCCTTAAAATATTCTTTAAACATAATAGTACAAGAATACTATTAAAGATAAATACTATATGATATTACAAATAGGATAGGAATGTGGATAACTTATATGAACAGCTAATTAATACACCTTTGGATACATGGTATAAGGATGAAGAGGAATGGATGCTTTGGGTGTAGGTATTATGGGCCAAGCACTCTGGCATACAGCTCTTTCCAATGGCCAAAACTATGATGGATTAATGGGTTATGTATTTACTATTAGAGTTGATATCCTTCTATCCTCATATATACAAGGACATACAGCTATATGGACACTATAATTACATTGCACATAACCTATATTATGTATAACACAGAGGGGTATGGGGGTGTTTAAACATTACTGGTGGTGCTATAGCCACAGGCGAAAATATAAAATACCAATGTCCATTTGGCCTATTCCCTTTTTAAAATATAACTTTTGCAATGTCCATGCTCAATAAAACGTCTATTAATAGCAATGTAAAGCTCATGTTCAACTTAATTGGTGCTTTATCAGCCGTTATTTATAGTTGGGTATCAATGGAGAATAGAATCAGGGCATTGGAAGAGAAGATATTGCGTATGGAGGAGATAGATGAACTTGAGACACAGATTAGGATGTTAGAGATTAGAGGTAAGGAGCTACAAATGGATAAATTAAGGAAAAGGGTTAAGTAATGGAACATAACATAAAGCTACCTGCTTACATGAAATCATTTAATGAAAGGCAAAGACTGGCTATAGAGCTGTTAGCATCACGGCCTGCATTGAAAACAACAGAGGCCGCCAAGGCTTTGGAGTGTACTGAGGAAACAGTTAGATCATACAGGAGGGATCCAGCGTTTAATGATGCTGTTTATTCTCGTTTTATGGAGATATCAGGAGGCAAGTTAATAGATGTAGTAGATTCTATGATCAGAGAGGCTACAAAAGGCAATGTACAGGCGGCTACGTTAGTGCTAAAGCATTATGGCAAGCTGGAAGATAAGTTGACGATAAGAGTGGAAAGCCCTTTTGAGAAGTTTTTAAAAATAGGCAGTATGGATGATGCTGTTGTAGTTGAAGAATCAGATGCTGTAGAAATAGGTAATATGATTCCAGTATCTACGAACCTGCCAGAGCGTGATCCAAGTAATGACAGCCCTAAAGAACGTACACGAAAAGAAAACAAAGCTGTAAAGTCCATCCAGAATGGATCTTATAAGAATGAGGGAGCACTGGCAAAGCGTAGGGCGGCGTATAATCTAAGGATGAGGGCTGAAAAAGTAGGTATGCCTTTATTACCATCAGGTAGGCAAAGAAAGAACGTCAGAGAAGAGTGGATGGAAGAATTAGTGGCCAGAGAACAGGCCCAAGGAATTAAGGCCCAGTAAAATGTTTGGTTGGTTTTCGAAATATTAACACATGCAACTAATAACCACTGGGCCTTAATAAAATGCTACGCAAGGATGATTAGACCTTATGCCGATTATGACATCAGCACTGTTGAGAAATCTGCGAACAACGTAGCACTAATCTAAATCATAATAAGGGCTTTCTGCATCTGGATGGCCATCAGGTATCCCAAAGCCATTACGATCCAGACCATTTTCAAGATCATCTGCATACATCTTTGCCTCTTCATAGTTATCAAAGATTGTATCCTCAACCTTATATGTACCATCTGGTAATTTTTCTATTATTGTTTCAGTCATACTCTTTATACTGGATATAAAATATTTTCTTACAAAAAAAGCCCCAGATAAATCTGAGGCTTTTTTTAGGGTTGCGGCGTGTTCTAAATTGTGTTTCCAAACTCGTTCTTTTTATCAAACAGGCCTCTATTGTTTCTGTACTCGTATGGTCTGCTTTCTAAGAAAGGAACCTCACTTGATACCTCACCATCTTCATCCCAGACTTGTACATACACAGGATGAAATGTGTTATTTATGTTGTGTAACAATTTCCATGAGGCATCACAGTTATTTAACGCAAGAACCTCAGTTCCACAGTCAAAGTCTGTATTGGTGTACTCAATGGTTATAGAGCTTGAGATTACATTAGGCCTACCTGTGATCACAATTTTATCACCACTAAAAACGAGGTCGAATAATCTGTATTCGCCTGTTTCATCAATCTTTGTAATGCGATCTTTTAGCGTATTCCTCATTCTTCTTTCTAATGTCCTCTCCATAATCTCTATATTTAATTGACTCATATACTCTTCTTCGCTTGCACCAGATAAGATTGCCTCGTATGTCATTGGATAAGGTTTAAAAAACTCAAGTTTGTCTTGTTTCATGTTTAACTCCTGTATTATTTGATTTTCTAACATCATAACTGTCTAAATGTATAACATATATAACACCCATGCAAGAAAATAATGAATAAAAAAAAAGGCCCATTTCTGGGCCTCTTTTTCAGGGTGTTTAAACAACCTCTATGATGATGTAACTATTTGATCTATTAAGCCAGTGATTACGTCATCCACCATCTTTGTACCACATACACCACATGTAGGTGCGGCTTTTTGAAACATAGTTCTACTCATGCGAACAAAGTATGGATCACCTGTCTGCCAGCACTTAGGGCACTCAATCTTTAGATTTCTTGTGGTTTGCTTTTTTCTGCCTATCTCATAGTTGAGCTTTTTGTGTGGGTATGGGCCGATCTTTTTTGTGATGTTATTGATGATCTCCTTGAGCTTTGCAGACTCTGTAGTAGCAGTCATCTTACCTTCAAGGCCACAAGCAATCGCCATCTTTCTGAATACTGGGCCATGACCATTACGGCAATCATCAATAGCGTGGATTAGCTCGTGAACTAATACGCCTGCAACTTTAGTAACCTGACTTTTATCCAAGCATGGGTTAATAAAGATCTCGTTTACGTTAGCATCTGAGGCCGCTTTTGGGAAACATACGCCTATCGCCTTACCAACCTTTGATGCACCGCCCTTTGGAGGGTAGCCAACACTGATTTTGATGGTATTAAGGTCAAGTTTTAGACCTGCTTTAACAAATACACGCTTTTTTAGTTCCTGTGCCATGCTGTTCAACCATGATTCTCTGTTAGTTTGTTTCACTTTAAACTCCTTTTCTTTGTTTTCGTGTGTCATAACTATAACAATTATAATACAGAATGTTTAAACAGTGCAAGTTTTTTTTTATTTATTTATAAAAAAGAAAAAGGCCCAAAAAAATTGGGCCTTTTAAGGCGATCAGTTATGACGAATGGAGCAAGGCTGATAAGACCTTGAATCGCCTTTGATTAGTGAGTGAATATAAAGTATAACACATGACATAAAAAGCCGAATATGAGCCAATTAGCCACGAATTTGCTTATTCTGTCAATCATTCTTATCCTCCAAGTTATCTGGGAATACGTCAGCCTCATAAAAATCAAACTTTTTTGCAATTTGAGTACAAAAATAATTTAATATTTCTTTTTGTTCATCTGAAAAAGATCGCATCACTTCCCAGCTTTGATTACCAGCATTTAAAAAGTCAACATACCAATCAACAGGTGGCTTATGCATAGGATTTTTTGATGCATTGTAATAATCAACCCAAAAAAACCTAAGTGCTTGGAATAGAGTTAATAAAAAATCTCTTCCCCATTGATGGTTATAAAGCATAGTTGTTACTTTGTCTATTATTTGTTTCATCTTATTTACTCCTGCTTTTTATTCTTGTAATTAAAGTTGATTTTACATCTGGTACGTTTACACGCCCATCTTCTACTTTTACCTCTACATTCCTAATATCATGTTTTTTAACAACACCAGATATTTTAAGAGTGTCATTCTGTTTTACATCAGTAAATGATTTTGATGTTGTAAAGCAACTAATGCTATTGTTCTCATTATCCATCATTCTGATTAAAAACGTACTTCCATAATATCCATCTACCCAAAAAGCACTTTTTACTGTAACATCCAGATCTATAGACTCGCCAACTGTTCCAATATGATCTGATTCTTTAAGAGTACCAACTAAAAGATTAGCAAGCTCGTTTTTTCTTTTTTTCTCATCTTCTAAGTCTTTTAGATATTTTGCAACTTCTGGAAGTTTTGATGTGTACGCCAAGCAGTCAAGATCGCACTGCCTTGGGTTTGTAGGGAATCCGTAAGACAGAGAAATGTATTTTATGCCAAATTCATCTTTTATAATATCTGATATTTTTTGACCATAAAACTTTTTCCCCCATGTAAGAGTAGTGCCATCAAAGGTTTTATTTGATGCCCTGATGCCCATTTTATTTAGGATGCCTTTATCCTCATCCACATCCCAGACTACATTTACATTGCCAGCTATTTTTTTAGCTTTAGCATAAGCCTCTTCTGGATCAATAGATAGGTTTTGAACGTACTGCCAGACATCTTTATAGATATACCCATTATCAATTACATAGTGATACCATAGAGTAAAAATCTTATGCTCGCCGCCGAGGCTAATATGGAATTTTGGTTTCATCTTACACACCTGCCTTCATATCTTGTAGTAAATCATTTTGCAAAAAATTAATTAATGAATTAGCTGACTCTCTCTCCTTAACAAGCTCTTGCTTTTGCTCTTCAGTAATATACCAATTACACAATTTAACTGTTATCCTGACTCTCTCTTTTTTTACAAGTTCAATTAATAATTCTTTATGCTCTTTTGTCATTTTTGACTCCTCTTGTTTGTATTTTATTGTCATAACTATAACAATTCTAATACATCAGATATTAAACATGCAAGAAAAAAATGAATAATATTTAAAATTATTTTTAAGGTAAATTAAAATAGCTAAATGAGTCAAATATCTGCATATAAACAAAAGTGGTTTGAGTTTTTGGACTATGATCCGCATGAGGGCCAGCGTAAAGTACATGAGGCATTAGAAAAAGTTAGAATTGTTGTAGCTTGCTGTGGCCGTAGATGGGGAAAATCTATGGCGGCGGCCAAGGAGGCAGAGGCTCTGGTGTCACAGCCAGACAAAAATGTATGGATCGTGGCTCCTACATATTCAACCTCTGAACGTATTTTTAGGATCGTATATGATGACCTGATTATAAAACACAATTTACCAACACTTAGAAAGTCATTAAATGATCAGTATATTGAATTTGAATGGGGATCCAGAATAGAAGGTAAATCTGCTGAACATCCAGAATCTCTTATTGGTGCTGGAAATCATCTGGTGATTATTGATGAGGCCAGCAAGATGAATCTTAAAAAAATATTTGAAATGTATTTACGGCCTACACTGTCAGACACAAAAGGCAAATGCCTTATGATTTCTACGCCAGAAGGATATGATGCATTTTATGAATATTTTTTATATGCAAAAAAATCTGATATGTGGGATTCGTTTAATTCGCCATCGTGGGAAAATCATCACAGCTTTCCACTTGGCGAAAAAGATCCTGATCTTATAGAGGCCAAGGAGTCAATGACAAAAGAGGTATTTGATCAGGAATTTAAAGGCGAGTTTACAGCTCTGGCTGGTCGTGTGTATAGTGATTTTTCAAGGCAAAGCCATGTTGGCAACTTTCCATATAATCCAATGTTGCCAGTATTTTTGGGTGTGGATTTTGGCTATCGGATGCCTGCGGTGATTTTCTTCCAGACTGGTAGGATTGGAGACAAGGGTGAGGATCATATATTTATTATTGATGAAATATTACATGAGAAAAATTTAAAAATATCGGAGCTATGTGCGGCGATACAAAAAAAGAAATACAGGATATCCAGAGTATTTGGAGATCCAGCAGGGTATCAGATGCAGTCATCTGTAGGTATGGGCGAGGCCGACATATTCAGGCAGATTATGGGCCTACCTGTTATAAGCAGGAGGGATAAGTACAGCAGATCTATAGCATCTGGCATTAGTCATGTTAGGCAGTATATGATGACAGCAGATGGTGAAATAAGACTACATATAGATCATAAATGCACAGGAATAGTAGAAGATTTGGAGGCGTACAGGTATCCAGATCATAAAGAAAACAGCACTCTAAAAAACGAACCTCTTAAAAATGGTTACAATGATCATGGAGCAGATGCACTCAGATACGGCATCTGTGGCAGGTTTCCAATTAGAAAGCAAAAATACAGGACTGAACAACTATGATAGAATCAGCACAGCTATTAATTCAAGAGTCTCTAAAAGAGCAAAAGATGCTATATGCACAAGATCGCAGGCACATGATTTATAAGCTATTAGACTATTACGCAGGGGACAACACAGCTCAATACATTGAGGACAGGTTTGGTGCTGATGCTTTCAGGGAAATACCAGTATCAGAATTTAATGTGACCAGAAGAATGATTGACAGGTTGAGCCGCATCTATACTACTGGAGCTACAAGAAATGTAAATGAGACATACGATCAAATGATTAAGAATAAACCTCATAAATTAAAACACATGGAAAAAATGACAAGATTGCTGGGAACAATCGCAACACAGGTAGTGTTTAAACAGTCTCCCAAGCCTCATTTTAATTACAACCCTGTTTATTATTTTGATGCTTATTTTGACAATGATCCTTTTGTTCCTTATGCCATTACATATCCAATGGTGCAGAATGTGCATGATATATCAGATACAGAAAAACTGAATTATGCATATTGGGATGAAATGAATTATATGATCTATGATGAAGATGGAAATATTATTTTTGAGCAGGCACATAATTATGGAATCATCCCTTTTGTCTTTACGCATAGAGAGCATCATCTAAACGAGTTTTTTGTTGCTGGTGCACATGACATCTGTGCGGCTAATGAGCAAATAAATATATTGCTGACAGAGGCGGCACTGGGGATGAGGTTTCAGATGTTTGGCCAGTACGTTATTACAGGTATGTATGAAGAAGAAAAACTAATGCGTGCAGGATCCTCTGAGATCATGGTTGTTCCAGAAGGTGCAAGCATGGACATTAAATCGCCACAGGCAAACGTTAGGGAAGCCATTGATCTGGTAAAAGCAATACTGGACTTAACGGCCCAGAATAATCATTTATCAATTACCTTTGCAGAGGATGGTAAATCAGACAGGCCTTCCAGTGGTATTGCTTTAAAAATTAAAGACTTAGAAAGATTTGAAGATTATCAGGATGATATTGAACTATGGGAACTGTACGAGCATGAAATGTATGCAGTTGAAAAAGTAATTGCAGAGGCCAATGGCATAAGACTACCAGATGAAATGGGCTTGAGGTTTAATGAGCCAGATTATCCAATGGCTGTACAGGATCAAATAGCAATGGATGGTTTTATGTTGCAGAATAACTTAATCACTCAAAAAGATCTGCTGTTAAAATACAACAAGCATTTAACAGAAGAAGAGGCTGACAAAATATTAAACGAAAACAAGGAAGTAAATGGCGAAGGTCAACAAACCGAAAACCAAGAACGATCAGTATTTAATAGACTACTTGAGCAAACTCCAGAAGCTGAATGATATTGAAGTAGAAATACCACAAGTGAATATTGATGATGTGATTAATGATCCTAAACAATATGCACTTGATTTTATTGAACTTGAGTTTGCTAAAATGGTTCCAAAATTTTTGGAGGCATACAAGCTCGGAAATAAGTTTGGAAAGAAAAATAAATGAATGAGGCAAAAAAAGAATTTCTGGTTTTTGCAGGTTGGATTGTCTTGCTTGTAATATTTTTATCTGTGTATGCATGCGGTGGTGGCTGGGAGGTTTGTGGTTATGATTTGGATAAAATTTAATGGCAAAAGATTTACAAAATGGTGCAAGAAGTTTTAAAGGTCAAACGATAGGATCAGATAGTTTTAGTCTGACTATAAATATTAAATGGCTATGTCAATTAATCGCATTAATTGTTGGACTAACATGGACATTCTATCAGTATCAAATGCGTATAATTGCAATGGAGGATGAGTTAGAGCGACATAAAAAACACATTGAAGATTTAATTGCTCATCACGAACAGGAGGAGGAACAAAGAATTGCGGCACTGGAGGAGTCGGTAAAATGGTACGAGGCTGAAATGGTGAAAGTTGGAGGGATCTCATTAAATCCGCTATCGTGGAAGAAAAAACGAGATAAGGGGAAATAGTATGGAAGAGATGTTTAATCTATACGCAGAATATGGTGCAGTAGCAATTATTGTAGGATTATTTGTGTACTTGATTATGAATTTAATGGCCAGTCAAAAAAAGCAAGATGAATCGCTTGAAGAAATACAGCAGATACTTGCTAAAATGGGTACAGTAATTGACAACACGCAAAGCATTACGATTAAGCTGGTTGACAGGTGGAACTCTGAATCCTCAGATTCTACACGCAGGCATGAAAAAATGGTATCTGAGCTTAACGATGTTACAGATGTTTTAATGGAGCTTAAAGGTGCTATGAGCCGCTATGGGAGGAACTGATGTACGAATATGAGGCAAGGCTTGATAGGGTTGTAGATGGCGACACAGTTGATGCTATGATTGATCTCGGCATGACTGTCTGGATAAAAAAACGGATTAGATTTCATGGCGTAGATACTTGGGAAAGCAGAACCAGAAATAAAGAAGAAAAGAAAAAAGGTTTACTGGCCAAGGCCAGAACAAAAGAGCTATTGAATAAAAACGATGGAAAATTTGTTTTGCAATCAATGGGCCTTGGTAAGTATGGTAGGGTGCTTGGTATTTTAAAAGTAGATGGCCATAATAGAACAGTAAACCAGATACTGATTGATGAAGGGCATGCCTATACATATCATGGAGAAAAGAAAAAATCCTTTAAATGATTAAGTCTAAAAGAAATTATAGCTATGACAAAGCGGCCAAAAGAGTAACCAAAATAATTACCGATACATTGAATGATATGGCACGATATCAAAACGAAAGTATCCAAAGGGGGATTGATACTCAAACAGACATAAAAGGGGCCAAATTCGCTAAATTAAGCACTGAGTCAACCTTGCCTATACGAAACAGAAGAGGCCAAGGTTTTACGCCTTTAGATAGGATGAAAGGAGCAAGGCAAAAAAAGCTGAGAAACACTAAAATTGATTTTGCTAATCCAAGTAAAATGGTTTCAAGAGTTGTTATGGTTACTGACTATGGCGTATATCATAACGAAGGTTTTACAACTGCATCAAATTCTATGATCCCAAATAAAAAAGTTCCAAAGCGTGAATGGTTTGGCATTACTAAGGATATGCAAAAAAACGGATCCCAATATAAAAAGTTTGTAGAAATGACACTGTTTAAACTTTCTCAATCTTTAAAAAAATAATGGCTACAAACGCAGAATTATTAGCATTATTTGGTGACGACTTTCAGGATGTATTGGCAGGCCTTCAAAATTTACCTGCGGAGGCAAGAGAGTTGCTGGATCGCTCTATGGCAAAAATGCTATTTGATGCAGAGGTTTTTGGATCAAGGGTAAATAAAACAGTACAAGGCCAGAGAATTGCAGGCATATCTGATGATCTTATAAAGGCAGGACTGCTTGAGGATATGCAAAATGGTGGTAGGGTATTTGGCGAAATAAGAAATCAGGTTAAGGGATCTCTGGTAGAGGGTATCAACCAATCAAGTAGAGCAGGAACATTCCAAGCACTTGATCCAGAGGCAGACACACTTTTTACATGGATTACTGTAGCAGGCCATAAAATATGCCAAGATTGTGCACCAAGAGGAGGGCAACGCAAGACTCTTAAAGAATGGGAAGAGCTTGGCTTACCTGCATCTGGATGGTCTGTTTGTAGGGGGTATTGTTATTGCATATTGGATCCCAGTGGTAAAATATCTCCAAGGTTAGAGATGGAGGGCGTAGTTGAAAAAGGTGCTACAATAAGAAAAAAGCCAAAAGCAAAGTCGTCAACAAAAATTGTTACAGATAAAACATTACCTCCTAATAAAAGATTAGAAAAATTTATTAAGGAAAAAGATAGCCGTGTTGAAAAGATATTAAATGAAAATCATCAAGGAGAAAGACCAAGAAAATTTTTATCATGGTCTGAAACACTTGTAAGAGATCATGGTTCTGTAAAATTTGATAGAACTAAATTGGCAAATGTAGAAATAATTGCAAACGCTGTTGAGGATACTCTTGGGAGATATGGAATAAAGGTTGATCATTTAGGTTATTTCAAAAGAGGTATGCAAACAAGGAGGGCAAACGCCGCCGCATGGGGAAGGGGAGACACAGAGCATGTAATTGGGTGGAAAAGATCTTATGTTTCAAATCCAAAAAACATTGATTTAAAAACAAGAAATGCTTTTATTTCTAATAAAGAAGTAAAAATAGCAAATGCTGAATACGCACTTAAAAGATTAGAGGAGGGAAAAAGAAAAGGAACGATAGTAGGTGATGTAGATAGTCAAATAAAAGAAACAAAAGCCAGAATAAAAATGATGAAAAGTAAAAACTATAATAAATTTTCTGTTAGCTCATCTGTAGAAGATAGGCTTTATGCTACATCAAAACATGAGTGCTGGCATCAAATAGATTATCAGCTTGATCCTAAAGGAGCATTGTGTGGCAATAGAGGTGGAGATGGTGGATTATTTATGAAGATGCTTAAAAAGCATAATGTTGACAGGTTAGATTGGTATCATGTAAGTGAGTATGGGGGTAGTTCTATTTATGAATTATGGGCAGAAACTGGCACAGCTTTGGATATGGGGCTATATGTACCAGAAGGTATTAAAAAAGCGTTTATTGACACTATAAAGGCGGCTGGTCGCTCATATCCATAACATCATCATCTTCATCGTCAAACACCTCTAATAATCCACTTGGCTTGAATCTAATACCATTATCATTTAAGTATTCATTTCTATGGTCAAACGATCCTTGCATAATGTCATCAGGAATCGGTACACCTTTCTCACTTGGGAAAGCCTTGCAATGTGTGCCTGTACTAAATGCACCCTCATAATGGATACATCCAAAGCACTGTAATGATTGTGGCATAAAAATAACTCCGTTATTATTGTAATTTACATTAATTCTTTATACCCAAAAAGGCCCTTAAATGAAGGGCCTTTTTGAGTATTGCGGTGTGTTCTATTATGAACGTTTAAAAATTACGTCTTGGCCAAAGCCATCTAAATTTGCAAAATACTTAATAAAATCTACTGTCCTTGCGTAGCTCCTAATGTTTAAAAAATTGCGAGGCTCTGCATGACTCATGTTTAAATGACCTAATACCTCAAACTCGCTCCATCCATCTGGGCCACCATTATAATTAATAACACCTTTCTTATTTACGCTTATTGGTAAAATAGTCTCTACGCCGTTTTTGTCATTAACTGTAATAAATGCTCCGTACATATCGCCTTCTGCCAAATTGCATGGCTTATGTTTTAAAACCTCAACGCCTGCCATTTGAAAAACTTTGCTTATTTCGCTTGCAATCCTGCTTGTTTGATAATTCCAAGTAATGTTTGTCATTTTTAACTCCTTATTTTCATTAACTGTTGTCATAACTAACACAATTATAACACATAACATATATATGATGCAAGTAAAAAAACATATACCCTTAAAAATATTTTTAAGCCTATATTCATATATGAAAAAAGCAGGGAGATAAGCCAGATGGCTGAAGAAACAACACAAGTTGAAGAGCAGGATGCTCAAACTATGTCACCAGATGGTGATGTAGATTACGAGGCACTATATCAAAAGGAAAAAAAATACTCACAATCTTTGAGATCCAGAGCACAGGAGGCTGAGTCTAAAAACGAAAAACTATCTGTAAGAGCAGAGGAAGATCGTCAGGCAAAGCTAATTGCTGAAGGTAAAAAAGATGATTTAATTGCTGAATTACGAGAGCAAAACAAAGCAATGGAAAGTAGATTGGGCGTGTTTGAAAAGCAGGTAGCGGCTCAGAGAGAGTCACTATTAGAGGCTATTCCTGAAGATGAGAGAGTGCATTATGAAAACATGAATTTAGAACAATTACGACATTTCGTGAGGCAGAAAGAGGCTCCTGACGTATCCAACCCAGCAGAGGCTGTGCAAGGGCGTACTAATCAAAACGTTAATCTTGATTCATTTATGGAAAATGATGACAAGTTTAAACGTCAAAATTTTGGAGAATTGCTTAAAGCCTATGATCGAAAGTCCACACGCAAACAAAAGGTAAATTAAAATGGCAACTCCTTCTGGAACCATTTTTGATACTGGCGTAACTCAGGATTTCATCCCAGAGCTATGGGGTGACTTAATCTATAAATATTTTGAGGAACGTTTAGTATTCAAAAATACTGTTGAAGATTATTCTTCACTTGTTCAGGGTAGCGGAAAAATTATCCATATTCCTGAAATCGCAAAAATGACTGCATCCAGTCTTACTGATGGTGCACAGGTTAGCTATGTAGCTCCTGCTGAAACAAACACACAGCTTACAATAGACAAGCACTACTATAGTGCAAAGCTGTTTACTGATGTGTTACAAGTTCAGTCATCCTATGATCTTATTTCTGCATACGGCAAAGCTATGGGCTATGCCCTCGCAAAGCAGGTTGATTCAGATATTGCGGCACAGTTGATCACTGTTAATAATGGTGCAACCTTAACAACAGACGACCAAATTACAGCCGCCGAGTTTGAGGCCGCTATTGCTAATCTTGGCGAGAATGACATTGATTATACATCTGGTGATGTTTTCTTTGTTGTTAATCCAACGTTATATGCAGACATGCTTAATCCTGCTGGTACGTTTGGTGCAAGTTTTGTCAGGTCTGATATCACTGGTTTTAACTCTGATAATAGCCCAGCTCTATCTGGGGTTGTTGGCAGATTAATGGGTATGCCAGTGCTAATGTCTAACTCTTTAAGTGCAGGCGGTACAAATGTATCTGGTGTGATTTATCACAAGAGTGCATGTGCTATGGCAGTACAAAGAGATATTGACGTTAAGAATCAGTATGATATTGATGTTTTGGGAACTAAGGTAAGTGAATTGCCGTCAGCATAAGTGATTATGATGATTATTAGTGCGAAATTAAGCGGGGAGTCTAAAGCGAAAGCTATGATAACCCGAACCGAAGGCTTAGGTAAAAACTTAGGTCAGGGGCAGAGCGTAGGTTGTGAAACTGCAATGCAGAATATAATCAACCCAAGAGTTCGCACCATCTCTACAGGAGATGAAAAGGTACGCCGATACCCAGTGGAAACGCTGGGATGTGAGATAAAAAACTCACAGCAACACTTGAGTAGCCCATACATTGTACGGAGTGAAGTTACTTGATGACTCTGATAATATCAGAGGTTACAAGTTCACTAACGCAAGTTAATAACTGAAAAAAGACTTTAGGGCCGTGTTTAAACGGCCCTAAATTCAAAGCAGGATTAATTATGAGAACATTTAAATGGCCCAATGAAGATGAGACTTTTCAGGTTGATGACTCCAGCGATGGAGGAAAAGATACCTGTAAGGATCTGCTTGCAAATGGTGCAGTTGAAGTAAAAGCATCAAAGAAAGACGTACCCTCGATGGCGTGGAAAATAAATGACATTAGAGAGTGGATGTCTGATAATGATGTAGATTATGATAGAGGCGACTCAAAGAAACAGCTTTTAGCACGCCTATAATCGTTTTAACGGCCTGTTCATGGACAAGCTAAGTCCTTCAATGGCGACCTAAAAAAAAGGTGATAAAATGGCAATAAATAAGTTTGGTGCGAATGAGGCACTAAATATCCAACTTGGACAGAATGGTAGTGTCTATGAAAGCGGCACTACGGCTGTTTCAGCTCCTACAGGAAAAAAGATCGTAGCTATTATGGCGGTTGCAGATTCTGTATTTGCAACGCTTACGCCAGAAAGCAATTTATATTTTGGCAGAACGAGCACAGCATCTGAGTACAATGGGGATGCTTTTTCTGATACGTTTAAACAGGGCGACTGGATTTATGGTTCTTGGAATAACTTTACTTTGTCCAGTGGCAAAGTGATTGCATATTTTGGATAGGGGATAGACATGGCAGATTTACATAAAAGATCAGTACAGGAGGCAATGAACATAAGCGTGGGTGGTGGATGGTCAGTGGCCACAGTTGCTACTCATGGAGGTACTGCGAACACAGACACGATCCATTTTAGCGTAGATGAAAATGCATCACAGATAGGCGTGTATAGTGCAGTAGAATTGTATTTTAATTTTAGTGCATCTCAGACAGATATTACTACAGCAAACGATTTAATTATCCCATCGTCAACGCTTGTATTTTTGACAGTTCCAAGGGGTTTAGGTAATACTGTATATTTTAATCACTTAGGCAAAGGCTCTACAGGGGCCGTAAGGATCGTTGAGGTATAAATTATGATTGAATCAGTCCTTGGTAAATCGGTAGCCGCTAATTTATCTACAGGAGGGACAGTTGATGGAGATCTTACAGTTACTGGATCACTGGGCGTAGGTGGCGATGTAAGTATTAATTTAACATCTGTTGTATCTAATAGCACAATTATAGATGCTACTGGCACAGAAGCATTACTTGTACGCAAGAATGGTGATGGCGGTGATGTATTTGTTGTAGATACGACTAACTCAAAAGCTGTTATTGCTGGTAATTTAGTAGTAGGCACAAATAATTTAGAAAAATTACAATTTCACGATGATAATGTTGGTTTACAAAGAGCATCTGGAAGTAATAGAGCAAGTAATGGTAATAGTTTATATGTAAGTGCTTTTGAAGATATAGTATTTACTGCATCTGGTGCGGCAATGGGTAGCCAAACAGAAAGATTAAGAATTGCTGATGATGGTTTAGCTACCTTTTCTGGTAATCTTGCACTATCAGCAACCAGTCCACAAATAAACTTTAGTGGGAGTGCTGGTGATTATGGAACATTTGGTTATACTGAAGGCGACCCAGATGTATTTAAATGGGGTTTGTTTCAAAACTCAGGGCAACTTGCATCTATAACGATTGATGCTGTTTCTGAAGCAAGTCCTTCTGCACGATTTAGATTTAATGTAGGTGGAGATACTGATACAGCATTAATGATAGATAGTAGTAAGCGTATTGGTATAGGTGGAACTCCAGACACTTTATTACATTTACAAGGCAACAATGGAAACGCATCACACACTTTATTAAAAATACATAACAATGATGTTACCTCTAATACTGAAACAGGGCAGACAGCAGATATAGAATTTAATTTTCAAGGCACTACAAATGGTGGTAGTAGTTTTGTAACCAAAAACGCTGGTGCAATTCGTGCTGGTAAAGATTCAGATTATTTCACATCAAGTGCAGATAATATGGATTCCTTTCTTGCTTTCTACACTTCTCAAGATAATGTAAACACTCTTGCACTTACCTTATCCTCTGACCAATCAGCTACCTTTGCTGGTGATATTCTTGTTGCCAATGCAACTCCAAGCCTGTCACTTCAAGACACAGATGGTACAAACCAAATATCTGAACTCCTTACAAGTGGAGCAACTACATATCTAAGCCTTAGAAATGGCTCAAGTCACGGAAGTTTAGTAATCAGAGGATATAATGGTAGTGTTTATTCTACTGCACTCACTATAGACTCCAGTCAAAATGCTACTTTTTCTGGTGAAGTAAATGTAGAAGGCGGAATTTTAACAATAGGTAAAGCTGATACAGCATCTGGTCATATTAATGCTTTTGAGAATATGTCTTTTAATATTGACATAGACAATGATGACACTAACAGATTTTTTGAATTTAGTATTAATGGTAGTAGTGGTGCTGGCACAGAGTTAATGAGGCTGACAGAGGATGGTCGGCTTGGTATAGGAGCGTCAAGTCCAGAAGCAGATATAGCATTTGAGCCAGATGTTTACACTACAGGCAATCAAGGTATCAGATGGCAAGACCCAGTTGTAGATACCGATGCTATAGTGCAAGGTGTTCGACAGGCAAGTAATGTAGGTATAGGAGTATTTATTGGTGCTAACTCTCAGGTTGATACATCTGGTGCTATATCCAGATTTAATACCAGTGAAGAAAGTTCTTTTATATCAGTAGACCCAAGAGGTGATTTACTTTTTGGTACAAGTGGTACTGGTGCAAATCCAAGTACAAGGATGACTATTGATAGTTCTGGAAATGTTGGTATAGGAGCAAGTCCTTTAAAGAATTTTTCTATTGCTGACGATAATTCATTTTCTAATTCTGATGGTCATATATCTATGAATGTTAGTCCATCAGTGTCTTTAAATGAATCTGCTGGAATAGCATTTGGAACATTTAATAATGATGACTATTGGAAACAAGGTATCTTCTGGAAAAGAACTGGTAGTTATGGATTAGGTGAATTGCACCTTGCGGTAAGAAGCACTGCTGATACTACTACAGTATCTATTGCTGATACAGCATTAAAATTTGAATCGAATAAAAACGCTACTTTTGCTGGTGCTGTAACTGTGTCTGGCGGTAATCTAAATGTAGATGGTGCAAATAGAAAAATATTAGTAGGTGAATCTGGTTTATCTGGTGGAGCATTTGGACATATAGGTTGGAATGATTCTGGTGATTACTTATATATAGGTCATTCATACAGTTCTGCTTTTAATGCAGATATAGTTGTTGTAAGCGGAGGTCACGTTGGTATAGGAACTACAAGCCCGATTACTGGAAGTAGTAAAACAGTATTAACTATAAGTGACTCAGCTCAATCATTATTAGTTTTTGAAGATACTGGTTATGAATCATCTGGAGATGGTTTAGGTATGTTTGCTTACAATGATGGTACACTAACATACAGAACTGCATCAAGAAGTGGAACAGACTTTACTGGTTCAACTAATAGGCTTGTGATTGATGCCAACTCCAGAATCTCACTTTCTAATAATGATAGTGGTACAAGCAATACGCTATTTGGTAAAACTGCTGGCGACTCAGATGGTGCTGGAGATTTCAATGTCTTTGTGGGTGAGTTATCTGGCGGTACTGGAACACAAACTGATGATGCTGATGGTAACGTTGGCGTTGGGTATAGAGCATTAACTGATGTGACTTCTGGAAATCAGAATGTGGCTATTGGAAAAGATGCTTTAACTAATATTACCTCTGGAGATTCTAATATTGGAATTGGTAGTGATGCTCTTGGAATAGCAACAACTGCTGAAGATGTAGTAGTGATAGGAAGGAACGCTGGATATGCAATAAATAATGATTCGGCTGATGGAACAATTGCAATAGGAAGAAATGCTCTTACAGCATTGACATCTGGAGAAAAAAATACAGCGATTGGTTTTGAAAGTGCAAAATCTGTGTTACAAGGTAATCGCAATACAGCTTTAGGTTATCAAGCATTGGATGCTTTAGCTGGTGATGATGGTAATAATGGCGGTTCTGATAATATTGCTATTGGTGTAGATGCAATGGGTTCATTAAATGCTGGTGTACACAACGATGCAAGAGCAAACAGTAATATCGCTATTGGTAATAGTGCTTTTCTTGCTGGTTCAATGGCAGACACAGGAGCATCTGTAAGTCAAGGTAATGTTGCTATAGGTCACGAAGCAATAATGAGTACAGGAGTTACTCCTCATGTTGGTACAACTGCTGTAGGATTTAGAGCATTAAAGAATTTAACATCTGGTTCAGGTAATTTGGCAGTAGGATATTTAAGTTTAACTACTAATGGCACTGGTAGTTACAATACTGCTGTTGGATACGAAGCATTGACTTCTTTACCAGATGGAGGAAGCCAAAATACTGCTATAGGATGGAAGGCTCTTCATGGTGCTACAAGTTCTGCTTGTGATAATTTAACCGCAATAGGTTATAAAGCTGGGTTTCAAATAAGCACTGGTTTTAATAATACTTTAATAGGTGCAAATGTTGATGTAAATACTGGAAACTTTGATAATGTAACAGCTATTGGTAATAATTTTGAAGCCACCTCAAGTGATAGTGTATTTCTCGGTAATGCAAATGTAACTGATGTTTATATGGCAGTAGATAGTGGTGCTACAGTTCATTGTGCTGGAGTAAATTTATCTGGTGGTATTTTAACTTTTTCAGCAGATACAGAATTAACAATATCTTCTGGTGCTGTAACAGCAACAAGAAACTATCACACCTTAGATACTGAAGGCGGTGCTGGAACCGATGACCTTGACACTATTAATGGTGGTTCTGATGGGCAACTTTTAATATTAAGAGATGATGCTGATGGTAGAGATGTTACTGCAAAAGATGGAACTGGTAATTTGGCACTTGAAGGAGATTTTACTTTTACAAATAGTTTAGATACACTAACTCTTTTATATTGTGCTGGTAAAAGCAAATGGTTAGAAATCAGTCGTTCAAATAACGCATAATAGGAAAATATAATTATGGAATGGAAAATACATAAATTAAAAAACTCAGGAAGTGATTGCCTTGCAAGTTATTCTTATGGCAAAGTAAAAGGAGATGTCGCTTTTGTTTTGCCAGATGGTAAAGAATATAAAGATTTGAATGAATCAGATGTTGTTAATTATGTAAAAAAATCAATAAACACAATGGCTGATGGCTCAATAAAAGAATCTAATGTTAAGAACATTGAAGATACTGCAAAGTCTCTTGAAGAAGAAAGTTCATCTAATTCAAGTTTGCCGTGGGCAGAACCTGAGCCAGAAGAATCTGGGGAAGATTAAATAATTTAAGGAGGATTAATGTTAGGTTATAAAACATTAAAAGCAAAAAGCAAAGTAATTGTAAGAAAAAAGAAGGTTGTAGATCGTGAAGAGGTGCGTGAGATAACAGATGAATCTCAAAACATAATTAGAGCACATCAACCAGAGCAATCACATGAAGAATTACAAATTGTTTCAAAAAGATTTGATCCAGCTACAGGCGAGGCCTTAGAAGATCAGGTGCAAAGAATTGATTTAAAATCTATTGAAAGTCAGTTAAAAAACAAGAAGGAAGAGAAAGAACGGATTGACTCAGAGGTTGCAGATTTTGAAACATTGTTAGCAGATTTAAATAAAATAAATAATGCAGGAGACAAATAATGAGCGAACAGCAAGAACCAAGAAAATACACAATGGCCTTTGAAGATGGTAAGCAGGTCGAAAAAACAGCAGATGAGCTATCAGATGAGCAAGTATATGCCTGTGAGAAAGTTAATGCCTTAAACACAGAGATAGGGCGTTTAAACGCATCCTTAAATGATAGCGTTGTACTTCGTGATCATTATCAGGCAATCGCTGTGGAAGGTTTTAAAGAGGGAAAAGAAGAGGAATAAATCCTATATAGAAAATCACATAAAGGTGAAGATGTAAAAATCTTTTTTAAGCCGTATGACTTTGATCAGGATATCCCAACTGAAACAGCAAAAAAATATGTTGTGTGGGCTGAAGGTGGTATTGTATTAAGGACAGACAATCTTTTAACGGCAGAAGATAGATATACTACAGAGTGCCAAAAGCATTACGATGATGTGCATGGCCGCTTTCAGGTTGGTACGCATACCATCGTAAATGGCGTAATAAAAACATTAGGGGAGGAAGTGTGATTTATCTTGCTGTAGTTCCTAATCAATCCATATCTATAATTCACAATACCAATCATTCATTTTATTATTTAAATGACAGCTTTAGCCTTGAAATATTTAGACGTTATAAATATCTAAGGGCAAAGTGTGTTATTATTGACAATGGTGATCTGTATGATATTGGCAGATGGTCAGGCATTTTTGATGTATTTCATTGGGATTATAAAATAATAGAATCTGCTGAATGGATGGATTATTTTGGTGTATATCCAGATGATAAAAAGCTAATGGTTAAGCATTGGCTAAACGTTGTAAAATATAGATATCCAATGTTGCCAGCAAAGGCAAATAATTACGAGCCTATACTGGCGGCATGTTACATTAGAGATAAAGACGTAAACGAATCTGTAGGAGAGTTTGCATGAGCAAATTTGATGATTTTATAGAGCCATTGATTGAGCGTGAGGGTGGCGAAAAAATTGTAGTAGATACTGGTGGTACTACTAAATATGGCATTAGTGAGCATGGAACTGATATGAGTGCTGACGATATCAAGGCATTAACAAAGCGTAAAGCTATTGATATCTACAGAGATCAATATTACAAACCATCAAAATGCGATAAGCTACCAGATCATTTACAGGAGGCATTTTTTGATTGCGTTGTAAATCAGGGCAGATCTCGTGCAACAAAGATTTTGCAAAAGGCGGCAAACCATAAAAATTTAAAAGGTAAATCAATATCTGTTGATGGTAGGATTGGCCCAAATACTATTAAGGCTGTGCAAAATGTAGAGGTTGAAAGGTTTAGAGCCTTTAGGCTTATGCATTATGCATCTATCGTTTTAAAGCGACCAGATAAGTATGAAAAGTATTATTATGGATGGTATAGAAGGTGCAACTCTGTATGAAATCAGAAGAATTTAACAAAGAGGTTATTGCTACATTAGCAGAGCATGGTGCAAAACTGGATGAGATATTTGCACGCCTAAAATCTATTGATAGAACATTAACTCATAATATGGGGCGTGTAAACACTCTGGAAACAGGTTTTGCATACATGAAAGGTATGACTGCTCTGGTGGGTAGTGTGCTAACAATATTTATAGGATTGGTGGCATACTTAAAATAAAATGGCGAGAGATCCAAGACTAAAAAGGTTTGGCCTTAGTGGCTTTAATAAGCCTAAAAGAACGCCACGACATAAGACTAAAAGTCATATAGTGTTGGCAAAAAGTAAAAGTGGTAAAATAAAATTAATTAGATTTGGTCAGCAGGGCGTGAGGGGGGCTGGTAAAAATCCAAGGACAAAAGTTGAAAAAGCTCGTAGAAGAGCATTTAAAAAAAGGCATGCTAAAGGGATTAAAAAAGGTGTTATGAGTGGCAGTTATTGGGCAAATAAGGTTAAATGGTAAGATATGGCAAGGAAAAGAAAAAGAAAAACAAAGCGTAAAAAGTCAACTGTAAATGCCGCAGGCAACTACACTAAGCCTACAATGCGTAAAAGACTTTTTAATAAAATAAAAGCTGGATCGAAATATGGGCCGAAGGGAAAATGGACAGCCAGAAAGGCCCAAGCCCTTGCCAGAGAATATAAAAAGCGTGGTGGTGGATACCGATAATGGCACTAAAAAGATCACAAAAAAGTTTAAAAAAATGGACAAAGCAGGATTGGGGTTACATTACAAAAGGTGATTCTAAAAAACCACGCCGTAAAAGAGGTAGGTATTTACCTGCAAGCGTAAGAAAAAGTTTAACTGCATCTCAAAAAGCGTATGAGAATAGAAAGAAGAGAACAGCTAATAAAAAAGGCAAGGCAAAGGCTAAGTACACAAAGAGGGTTGCAAAAAGAGTAAGGAGAGCCAGATGAACTGGATGGTTGAGAACTGGGAGTATGTTGTTATTGCTGTAATGGCGATAGATAAAGCCGTAGCGTTAAGCCCAAGCACTTGGGATGATTTACTATGGACATCAATAAAAAAAGCCTTATACAAGGCAATGGGGAGGTCAGATGAGCTTGTTAAGTAGCTACATTAGAAGGCAAGTAAAGAAAAAAGGTTTAAAACATGTAATGTTAGGCCTTATTTCTATGATTGCAAAAGTAACGCCATCAAAAAAAGATGATAAGGCGGTACAGGAAATCAAGAAAATTCTTGATAAATTAGACTAACGAAAAAAAGGAGTATGATATGCCGATGGGCAAGGGTACTTATGGCTCTAAAAGGGGCCGACCTAAAAAGAAAAAAGGAATGAAGGGTAAGAAAAAACGTAAAATGAGAAAATATTAATGGCTGTTGTTAAGGTAAAGGGCGTAAGTGTTAATGGCCTTACAAAAAGGCAGATCTCTGCAATGCGTAAACATGCAAAGCATCACACTCGTAAGCATTTAAGATCAATGGTGACTGCAATGCGAAAAGGATCTACATTTACAGAATCACATAAAAAAGCTATTAAAAAAAGGTAAGATATGGCTCTCACATCTACTATAGAATATTGTACCGATAGGGATATTTTTGACGTATATCCACAGGTAAAATCAGCAGACTCAAAAACTCGCATTTATGGTTGGGTGGTGCATAGCTCAAATTTATATAGGGCTGATAATGCAGGCCTTACAACCCAGTTATTTGCCAATGGTCAAGATTTAGGATCTGCACAGGCAAACTCTGGCGTAGTTAATGATAATGATGAATGGTTTTATGAATCTACTTTAGATGCTGTTTATTATTATAACAGCTCAACAAGTCCTAATGATATGGTCATGGAGGCTGGTGAAGATGCGGCGACATTTACGCAAAGGTACAGAAGGAACGCCAGTAGGTATGTTGAGTCTAAACTTGATTCAAGAATGGCATCAGAAATAAGTCTGGACAGGGAAGGGCTTTACCCTTATATAATTAAACGCACAACTGCATTGGTGGCCGTAGCGATGATGATAAAAGCTGAAGATCCTATGGATGACGTTGGTAATGCGTTTATGGAAGAGGCAAACGAGTATTTGGATGGATTAAGGACAGGAGAAATACAGTTGCCTACGTCAGTTACAGGGGATTCTCCGTATGGTGTTATAAGGGATGTTTCATATACCTCTGGTAAGGTAAGGCCCATCCAGACAAGGGGATCGTATTCTGGTACATACGATCTTATAAAAATTAAAATTATTGATTCTGGTGCAATAGGCACAGCTACTTATTCTGTATGGGAAAAATCATCAACAGATTTAAAATCTACTAATATTGTATCAGCAGAAACAATTAACGGCGATTATCAACAATGTGCTGGAGGTCTTGAGGTACGTTTTGCTGGTGCAACAGATGCAACAACTGCCAATGCTAATGACGAATGGGAAATAGAAGTTTATGGCGTTGGTGAGGATGTCCGCACAAGTAACGTAGGTAATATAAATATGACTCGTGGTGCGTATCATGTTGGGAAAATGCGATACAAGGGCGGTTACAAAAGAGTTGGACACAGGAAAATGAAATACTAATGGCTCTTGTACTGGGGACAAGCTACAGCAACGTTTTTTATGAAAACGTTTTAAAAAAGATGCGTAGCATAATAACAACAGATAGGCCATGCACAGTTTATATTTCGCCATCATATAAAGACATGGGATCTTTTTCAATTAGGCTCTGGGGTACGAGCATGGAAACAGATTTGATGATGGCTAATGAATGGCGAAAACTTTATAATATGGAAATCGTTTTATATGTAATGGGAGAAAAAGCAGATGAGAGGTTTTATGAGCAGTTTTATTCAGATGCAGAGCGTTTAAACCAGTTGCTTTTTAATAATAAAACGATTGATGCGGCTACATTTCCTTGGCATGATGGCGAAGTTAGTGAGGTATTATTTAACGAGTTTGCAGAGGATGAAGAAGAGGTAGATGGCCTACATGTGGCCAGATTCGCATTTTCATGTAGGTTAAGTAGAGCAGATTAAATTAAATTAAAGGCAATAGCATGAGTAAATCTGTAAAGAAAAAGGCCTATAAGGCCACAAAGATGTTTAAGAAGGTTATGTCTGGTGAGGGATTGCTGAGTAAAGATCAGTATAAGGCGTTGACACAGGGAAAAGCCGATGAGCTTAAAAATGTCCCTGAAAAGCAAATGAGATATTTGTTGGTAAATCAACTAATAAAAGAAGTTTAAAGGAGTATTGGTATGGCAACTAATGCATCAGGTAGAGAGTATAAATGTATTGTAGGTAAACAAGACGTATCAGCATTGGCCTTGGGTGGAGATGGCGACCTCGCTGATGCAGATTTCGTATCTGGATCAAGATTATTTATGCGTTTAAATCAATTAAATAATATTAATTATGATGCCGCATTTACTACAGCATCTGTAATGAGGTCTGGCAGAAGAGCCTATGAAGATGGCGATTTTATCAGGCATTATGGATCTGGGGTATGGACATGGGATTTTGATTATCTTGTAGAAAATGAAGTTATGTTGCAGACATTATTAAGCCTTGCAACAGGTGTATCAGATTGCACTGGTGCTATTACAATTAATTCTGCTGTGCATGATGCCTTTGAAAACCTAAGTCATGGCCAAGCCGCCGCAGATAATGTTGGTATTATTTTGTTAGAGGCAGGCACAAGCAATACAGGGCTTGATGCGGATGATCAGATTATGCACTCAGCCGTTTTACAGAATCTCACACTTTCTTTTTCGATGGGAACTGATGCAGGGCGTATGCACGCAAGTGGTCAATTTATGTCTGGATATGCTCCAATAATTAAAAACTCTGGGGTGACAGGGGCCGCAACAGCATCAGACTTTGAAAAAAGTATTTTTGACTTTGCATCTGGAGCTTTAACAGTTGGAAGTCATGCTGTAACATGTACAGATTTTACAATGACTATTACAAATGAGGCCAACAGGGTTGGCTTTCAAGGAACAAGTGCAGAAACAGATGGATACGTTAGAGGTGGATTGTTTGATATTAGTGGCAGTATTACTGTCAAATATGATGCAAACATGGCTGATGCATTAAGTACAGACTGGAAAGCTAACACAGCTTATGCCTTGGCATTAAATGATGGTGCTAATTTTGATATAAGCATACCATCAGCAAGAATGACAGGGCACAACCTTGATTTTGCAGATGAGGGAATGTTTGTAGAAATACCATTTACTGCAACTACTGGGCCTGCCGCAAGTGGTAGCCTTGCTGTAATAACAATGACCTAATTAATAATAACATGGGGGGATTATGACTGAAAAAAAGTTAAAGTCAGGCCGTAAGGTGCAAATTAAATCTATGACAGTTGATCAAATGGATGAGTGCACCGATATACCTGAGATCTTATTTAACGATGGTGCTATCAGCACTATTAAAAACTCATCAAAAGCACGCACACAGTGGATACGTTATGGCCTTGGTGGTGGTGACTTTAAAAACTACAAAGAAGTAAATAATCAGCCAACAGATGACGTAATTAAACAAATGACTCTGGAAGAAAAAGATGAGCTAATGTCTCATATACAGGATGCTCAAACTTTGGGGGAGTAGAGGGCCTGTTATTTGGAATTAACGCTGTTTGTAGCCTTTTAGGTGCACCAGACAGCAGGCCTGAGTTTGAGGCGTTTCCATACACCACTATATCTGTCTTAAAAGATGAAAAGGCAGTTACATTTCATAATAAAGATCAAGTAAATGATTATTTGTTAAGAGTTTATTATGAATCTTTAGATTATAATAACGGAGATAATTCAGGTGCAATACTTGATACATACACACAGATTCCGTTTTTTTCAAATATAAATATCTTTCTTGATGCTAAATTACAAAGCGATATAAGGCGTTATACTTATTCAAAAGATACTAATACGCCGCCGTTTCAGGGAGGGTATGGCAATACGCCAAAAATTTGGATTGATAAATATTTTATTATTAGATCAATCATAAATGAGCATGAGGTTAGAAAGGTGAAAAAGCGTGGCAACAAATAAACAGATCATAGAATTTCAAGGCAAGGGCATTGCCAAATTAAAAACGCAATATGCTGAGTTAGAAAAAAGAACAAGGAGCCTTGAGGGAGCCACAAATAAAGGCAGTAAATCTTTAGGAGGTATGGTCGCCGCTTTAGGGCTTACCACAGGTGCTTTATATGGCACAATGAGAGCATTTTCTGGCGTAATTAGCGTTGGCAGAAACTTTGAAAAGCAAATAAGTAACTTATCTGCAATTACTGGTGCAACTGGAGAAGAGTTAAGAGCCTTGGAGCGTAATGCAAGGCAACTTGGTAGCACTACTGTATTTACGGCAAGCGAAGTTGCACAACTAAGCGTAGAATTTGGAAAGCTGGGATTTACAAGTAAAGAAATTCAAGGCGTAACAAAAGACACACTTGCTTTAGCGGCGGCATCAGGCACAGAGCTTGGTCAGGCCGCAATGATAGCTGGTCAAACCTTGCGAGCATTTGGCCTTGATGTATCAGAAACGTCAAGAGTGACTGACACAATGGCCGCATCATTTAGCAGATCAGCCCTTGATATGGAGAAGTTTTCATTTTCAATGCAATATGTTGCACCTATAGCCAAGCAAGTTGGTCTGGATGTGGAGTCAACCACTGCAATGCTTGGAACTCTTGCAAATGCTGGTATTGATGGATCAATGGCTGGTACTGCATTAAGAAAAATATTTCTTGAGCTTGGAAATGAAACTTCTAAACTTGGTAAGAAGATTGGATTTCCTGTTAAATCCACAGCAGATTTAGAGAAAGCGTTTAAACAGCTTAGTAAACAAGGTTTAGACACCGCCGCTATGAAAGAGCTTGTTGGTCAAAGAGCTGTATCAGCATTTAGCATATTGCTTGATGGTGTAGATGATACAAACCAACTTACAGAAGGTTTAAAAAATGCAGGTGGTGCGGCTCAAGAAATGGCTGAGACTCAACTTGACAACCTTGATGGTAGCCTAACATTATTAAACAGTGCTATGGAAGGTCTTGGCCTTAGGATGTTTGAATTTGTTGGTGGGCCACTAAGGAGTATGGTGGATGACATAACATCACTAACAAATACCATTGATGAAGAGGCACTTGAATCTTTTGCAAATTACGCTGTAGGTATTGGGGCAGTGACAACTGCTGTGATTGCATATAATGCCGCAGTAACGCTTGCCGCAGTAAAAACAAAGGCATTACAAGCGGCATTAGTGAAAACTGGCTATGGAGCCGCAGTCGTTGGTGCAGGGCTTTTATTGGGTAAAATTTTAGAATTAACAGGAGCCTTTGAGGATGAGGCAGAGGCTATTAATAAAGCAAACACGGCTTTAGATAGTCACGCAAATAAAACTAACGTTGGCACACAGGAAAGTAATGAGTTTGCAGACAGCGTAAGTTATATGACAAGGATGGGGTTTGATCAGTCTGAAATATTGGAGTATTTAAATGAACAATATAGTATTCAATCAGGTGAGATTAGAAAAATATCTGAAGATAATAATAATTTATTATTCTCTTTAAAACCAGTTACGAGTGAAACTGTAAAAGAGATTAATGCAAGAATTGAAGCAGGTAAGTTAAAAAGAAAACAGGTGATGGAGGATTTAAAAAACGCCGCCTTACAGCAAACATCTGCAAAAAATGCAGTAAAAGCAGTTGTAAGGGCTGAGTCAATGGAGGCAGTATCTGGTTATATTGCCAGTATTTTTAAAAGTGTTCCATATCCATTTAATTTGGCATTAGCCGCCGCAGGAGGTGCAACAGTAGCTGGAGTTATAGATAAGGGCCTTTCATCATTTGCTACAGGTGGGCAATTTGTTACAGATGGCCCACAAATGATTCAGGTGGGTGATAACCCATCTGGGCGAGAACTTGTCGAAATAACGCCATTAGGGGGCGATCCTAATGTAAATGGGCCACAGGGTAGAGGTGTAACATTAAATATATCAGCTCCATTAGTAGATGAAACAGTTGTAGATGCAATTATCCCAGCCCTTGAAAAAGCAAACAGGATGAACTTAGCCTAATGGCATACGGCGACAGCATAGGCCTTGGAAACATCACAGAAAACTGGCTTTTTGAATTTGGTTTTTATAATGGAGATGCACAAGGTAATGGCGATGGTGGTTTTAGTGCTGTAACGCAAGCAGATGGCTCTGCTAATGAAGTTAAAGTTGCTATAACTGATGCTAACGCAACATCCATTGATGTGGATGATACTACAGTCTTTGTTGTTGGTGATTTTATAAAGATTGATAGCGAAGTGTTAAAAATAACTGCAATTACAGATTCTGACACTTTAGCTGTAAATCGTGCACAGTTAGGAACTACAAAAGCAACTCATTTAGTAAACGTTCAGATATACTGGAATAATTATTTTCCAATGGCCTTTTCTGATGTGATTAATAATACCTTGTATTATAAAGGTGTTATTTTAAATAAACCATCAATCAGGGAGTCAATTAATCTTGCTAATTCAACAGCAAAAACAGGAAACGTTAATATAACGATACCTGATTTTGATTATGAGGGCAGTCCAGTATCAAAAGAATTATTTGGAGGAACAAGACAATACATTAATCACGAAGTAAAAATACATTGCAAAATAAATCAGGATGACCTTCACCAATTAGGATCATTTAGATTAATTGATATAGCTACTGATGGAGAGAATATAAAACTTTCTTTAACTGCCCATAGGCCTTGGGATTATATATCCTTTCCACAAAGTAAGTCAGGGTACAGAAATAATTATCTACCTATTGTATATGGATCTTATGCTCCAAACGCATCGAGGCAAAATTCTCAAGATTATTGTAACGGCAAAGAGCTGTTTCCTTCTGTTCGATATAGTAGAGGTGGTATTTCTTCTGGATATGTACATAAGGCTTTAGATGGTTCAAGTGGCAATGAGGCAAGGCCTCATATTTATGAAAGGAGCCTTGATGCATTTATACCTGTCACACCTACAGCATCATCAAGTAGCTACAATGACACCACTGTTGTTTTTGCAGGTGGTAATGCAATAAAAAATGAAGGGGGATTATTTAGGGGTTTTAAATTTAAACCTATTGCTGTACATGCAGATAACAACTGGGGAACTAATCCAGCAAATGCAATAGATGATCCTTCACAAAATGAAACTACCACTTATGCTGAAGAGATACGAACTTTAAATAGCTCAACAGGAACGGCAACAGATAGCCTTGTATTAGATTGCCCTGAAATATCTGGTAAAATATCAGAATTAGAAATTGTAGTAAGACGTTATTTGCAGACAACAGTGACAGGTACAATAAATTTTTCAGTGACACTTAAAAACAGTACGCTTGGGCGTAGTGATCAAATAGTACAACGTACATCAAACGGAACAACCTCAACAGCGAATAGTAGTGCTATTGATATGACATCAAGTCTAAACGATGGTCAAATGCCAGATAAAATAGTTATAGATATGGTTAGCACTTATGTCTCAGGCACAGGTAGTGTTGCCGTAACTGGCAGAGTTTTTGATGTTAGATTATTTGTAAAGGTCAGTAACGATCCAACAGATGATCCAGTAGGTGCAAAAAAGATAGCAATGGATACTAAGTTATACTGTGGTGCAGATGGATTGCCTGATAATGGATGGAATTCTGTTTCACCTATTACAGAGATACATGAAGTGCACAGAGATTTATTATCAAGATTTGCAAACCTTGATAACGCTGATCCAGATGGCTGGAGCGACCTACAATCCAGTAAAGATTGGAAAGTAAGGTATTGGCAACTTGAGCCAGTGTCTTTGGAAAAAGAATTAGAAAAGTTACAGTATGAGGGTGGGTTTATTTATTTACCAACATCAAATAAATATATTCACATTAAAGATTCTTATGGAACAACTGCCGCCAGTAATATTTTAAGCAAAGCAGATATATCTAAGATAAGTGTAAAAATGACACGATTTTCTGAACTACTAACTAAAATGGATGTAAACTATGAAAAACATCCTACAGGTAGTGGTTATGTAACTACGCAAAATTGCTCAAATTCGGCCTCAAGGGTTAAATACAATATAAAGAGTGCCGAGAACAAAAAAAACGTTGATTTGGATGCTTATGTCTCGCCTGTAATACCAGCATCTCCATCGTCTAATCCTAATGATGATTTTTATACATATTATGATAAAATTTTTGGATCAATAAAATTAATCGTATCATGCGACATAGTAAATCCTGCGTTTTATGCTTTAGAGGTTGGTGACGTAATTGAGTTTGATGAAAACAATATGTACCCTCCCACACCGATGGGGCATAACTCTGGTACATGGGATGGGTTAAAGATGATGATAACATCTACAAATAGAACACTTGGCAGGATGGGAATAACAGCAAGGGAAATATAATGAGCTATAACAGATTTACACAACCGAGGGCATACGTTGACCTTATTACTTTTGATTTAGCAACTGGCTGGAGATCATTAAGCGATATTTCAATGTTACAAGATGACGGATCAACTGCTGTTACTTTTCAAGAAGGTAGTAAGTCAGATATATTTGATGCACGACCTCAAAACGTCACAAGGATTGAAAAAGAAAATCAGTCGTTTTATATCCAATACAACACAGGCAACGCAACAGATGCTTTGGCTGAAAGTAATTTTTTAGCCATAATGAATCATAATTTTGCATCGGCTGATGCAGTGATTGTAGTACAGACTGATGATGCATCAAATTTTGCATCGCCAACAACAATTAGCACTACTGGCAATCATACTAAAGTAGTTAATGCGGCGGCTAATGATAGTGCTGGGGAAATAGATCCAGCAGAAGATGGGTGGACACTAATTACATGGCCTACACAGGAAAGCAACAATCAGTATTTAAGAATTACGATTACTGACGAAAATGGAACTGGTCAAAACTTCTTAAAGGATCCAAGAATAGGTAGTATCATGTTTGGCGAATATTTTGATTTTCCATCTATGGATCTATCATTCAGTACAGACATAGAATATGATGGCACTACAGTGCAAAGATCATTAGGTGGTAATATGTATGCAAATACCACACATCTGGGAAACCCTGTCTGGGATCACACATTGCCTTGGCATGTAGCAGTTGGCCCAGATCAAGATACAAAGGTGTTTAAACAGCGTTATGGAAGAATGAGGCACAGTCTATCATTTAGCCATATTGTAGATACTAATATCTGGCCAGAGGATATGGGCAACGCAGATAATTCTAAATTTTATGATACAACAAACTTACATAATTCATTTTACAATAAAGTTTTAGGCCAAAGAAATCCATTCTTATTTAGTATAAATAAAGACAGCACAGATAATGGGGATTATGGATTATTCAGGGTTGATAGTGATACGTTCAGTTCGAGTCATACGATCCATAAAGTCTGGTCAACTAAAATGGATCTTATAGAGCATTGGTAAGATATCATGCCCAAAGAAAGCCGAGCAAAATCCCTCCTGCTGTTTGGCTATCTAAGGGCATGATTTAGGAGCGTTTAAACAGTCTTAATTCCAGTAAACTTTTTTTCCTTTTTTCGTAATAGACACTCTTCTGTTCCAGTGCTGTTTACAGGTTTTACATATTTGAGATTCCCTATATCCAAAGTGTAAAATAGTTACGGCATGCACAAAACCTTTTTTAATCAATCTCTTATCTAATGTTTTACGATAAGAGGCAGAATACCCTCTATCTTTATACCATTTTTCATATTTTAAGGCCTTTTCTTTTGATTTAAAATGCTTATCGTCAATTCCCAATAAGCTACTTGTACCATAATCTATTTTTTCCATTATTTATTTATCCTTATCTTTTTTGTAAAGTTTGTTTTCCTGTCCCTTTACCATTAGGGCTTGTAGGAGTTTTATCTGTAACCAGTCTTGCGTTCCATCCGAAGTTCATCACGCCTTTTTTAAATCCCCATAGATGATATTGATTAGCTGTATTTAGTAGCCGTGACTCAGCAGGAAACAACTCACAGGCCTCAAACTCTTCACCAAGAATATCATTTTTAATCCACTGTTTATGTTGCCAAGGAATGTCAGTAGACTTTTCTTTATTCTTGATGCTTAAATGAGGTATGTCAAAGTCATAATCCACATGAACCTCATATAGATCATTGACATACACATCCTCTTTATTTGATAGCTCCATCTGTCTCCTCATACCTGCAAGGGTAAGATCCTTTGTAGGGTGTCCATTCTCCTTCAGGATCTTTTTAAACTGCTTATACGACCTTTTAACAGTCTCTCTGGTTATCTCTACCCTATTAGGGTTGTCGAGCTTTCGCATCTTTTGCCAAGCCTCTATCATCATTTAACCTCCTTGCTAAGTTTGTACGCTTGATCATGGCAGTATCCCTGTGTGTTTCTGGCAAACTTTAAAAACTCAGGTTTGATGTTAGCACATTTTTTACAGCTACTGGATGATCCATTAGCAGGCTGGCCATTAGATACCTTTTTAACGCCTGTATGTTGGCTCATAAGCGTTTTCATGCCATCAGCCTCAACCTTACCCAGCATGCCTTTAATTAGGCCCTCTATGGCTCGATTTATCCCATCAAATGACTCTGGGCTTATTCTGTAGCCCTCGCTCCTTACGAGGGCTTTTATTTTGGATTTTTGTATGTATGACATTTTAGCTCCTATTAATCAAACTTAACTAAAGTCAAAGATGTTTTTTGGCAAGAAACTTTTGTACTTTTTGTAGTAAAAGGCGTGCCATCTTCTGCTTTAAGTTTGTGTGTCCATTTAGATATTTCAGCATGACTGTCGTTTTCTTTATGTGCGTGTACACGAACATCAGCAGAGCCATCATTACATAAATGTATCATCAGAGAGTTAGCACCATCATTAGTAGTAATAAATACTGTATTTTCAATACCACATCTGGCTGTTTTTTTGTGTCCATTTTCTTCAACTCGTATTTCCCAGTTATTTGATTTTGTTTTTGTCATTTTTAACTCCTATTAATTGCATTTTTTAATCATAACCTTTATAAGTCTAACACTTATAACAATTAGATGCAAGTAAATAATTATAAGAAATATAACTTGCATTAGAATTATAACAGAAATATTATAGGTACATGCAAATATATGAGTTTATCGCAAACTTCTTGATCTTTTCAATTTCATTGGCAATGACAGCAGTGAGCTTGCCTCTACTGTATTTATTCTTTGACAGCTTGATAGAAAAAGAGTTTGAAATGAGTGACGATCATAGACTTTTGATAGTCGTTACGTTGGTCGTAATTATAATAATAATAACAACATAAGGAACAGTATGAAAAAGCAATATAAAGTTGATCCAAGCACAACAGTTAAAGATCATAGATTTCAGATTATTGGTCTTGATCAAGTGCTGAGATCAAAGTTTTTAGCTGTTTGTAAACTGAATAATAAATCTGGCAATGAAGTGTTAAAAAACTTTATGCAAGAATATATAGATCAGCATTTACAATCAGATGACTGATACGGCTGATTATTACAAAGATCGAGTTTTAAACTTATTAAAATTTGATAGCAGTGAACAAAAGCCAATGACCAGTAAAAGAATACAACGGCAGTTTAATATTAATGATGTCGAAGTACGCCAGACGATCAGGCAACTACGTCTTGATTGCCATCCGATAGGAAGTGGATCTAAAGGTTTTTATTACGCCACGAAAGCAAGTGAGTTAAATGCAAGCGTTGCAGATCTCAAAAGCCGTGTAGCGGCCATTGTTGACGTAATAAAAAAGCTGGAAGATGCACAGGAAAGGTTGCTTGATGATGATGGCCAAAGGTTATTGGATTTCTAAATAAAAAGGATAAAAATGTCAAAAAATAAAGAAGTGATAGATGCACTATCTGCACCTACGCCAAAAGAACGTATAAACTTTAGGGTAGGTTTTAAAAATAAAAGTAATACAAAGGCCTGTATGCTTGCGTATGTGGATGCAAGGTTTGTAATGGACAGACTTGATGAGGCTGTAGGCAAAGAGAACTGGTCAACAGAATATGATGTTGTTGGCAATCACCTGTTTTGCAGGCTAATGATTAAATGGCCAGATGGATCCAGTACAACTAAAGCTGATTGTGGTATGGAAACAGAGGTAGATGCTGAGAAAGGCCAAGTATCAGATGCATTTAAAAGAGCCGCAGTCCATTATGGTATTGGTCGTGATTTATATTCAATGCCTCAGTATTGGGCCGATTTATCAAATGGCTATGTCGAAAGAGATTGGAAACCTATAGGCTGGGACAGTTCCGCACAGCAGAACAGCAGTGAGCCCACAACTACATCTTCTCAGGTCACTGAGTCCCAGCCTCCTACCGAAGTAAATGAGGCCCAAGAGAAGATTAAAAAGCTGGCAAAGCAGGCAGAAGATCGTGGCGAGGGCCAAGAGGTAAAGCCCAAGTCTGATTTAAAGCAAGGTACGCCTCCAGAAAATGAATATGTCAGAATTAAAAATCTTCATAAGGTAAGAGAATCTGATAAATCATATTTACTGATACCAAGTAGCTTTAAAGGCGACACAGGTGACTTTGAGGCTACAAAGCCTTACTGGGTTCCTAAAAGTAAGATAAAAGACTTGGTGGCCATGCCATCAGGTAAATTTAATCTTGATGTGGAACGATGGATTGCAGAGCAAACGTTGCCTAATGGTGAGGTTAAGTACGAGTATGAAGAAATACCTCAAAGTAAAGGATCATCCGCTAATCTTTCTGACGAGTTCAAAAAGCATGATCTGGATGATGACGATTTACCATTCTAATCGTTGAAGAACAACTACTACATCATAGTTCCTGCCGTTATAAGGTACGACGGCAGACTGCCGCTTGGTGCACGGCTCTTGTACGGAGAAATAAAGGCTTTGTCTAATAAACATGGTTTTTGTTTTGCGAGCAATGGGTGGTTCGCCAAGCGGTACGATGTGACTGACGTAACTGTATCCAACTGGATTAGTAAATTAAAGGCATGCAAATACATACAAATAAGTTACAATCCACACAGAAGGATATTTGTACCAAGACTAAAAGGCGATACGAGAGGGCAAAATGAAGAGGAGTAGGTGTTGTGATTCACCAGTTTGGATCAGTATTGAAACGTATATATGCGGTGCTTGTAAGGAGCATTGCGAGGTTTACGATGACGAAAAAGAAGATGAAAGCAGTTAAAGTACCAAACTGGTTTGGCATTGATGAGTGGAATGATGAGGTATCTGATGAATGTGAGGATCTTCTGGAGTACAGTGAAGAATTGAACAGCTATGATCTTGAATTAACACGCAGAGAGTTGTTTTTTGCAATTATGCAGATTAGGACAACATCTGAAACAATGGCCATAAAGATTAAGGTTGAAAGATTAAAGGAATATGAAAAAGAAACAGAATAAGTCTATTTGGGGCAAAAACGCCTCATATAGTGCAAGTT